ACATATAAATATTATTTGCAATACTTATTATTATCTGTACAATACGAAGTGTAGTATCCTTTTTCCTAACAACAGGGGTAGCAAAATGAACGACATAAAGTTCTGCAAAGACTGCAAACATTTAGACAAAAAGTATCAAAACGCTGATTACGTCAACTTTGTTTACTGTATGCGTCCAGACGGGTTAAATCTCGTTTCTGGTGAGATCAAAGCAAGAGGCATAGTTGCAGCAACAGAGCGCACATTGGACGCAACAGGCTGCGGTAAACACGCTCAATTTTTTGAGCCTATCCGCAACACTTCCAACATTCAATCGGAGTTTTAAATGAACCAGCAAGACGATTTTGCACCAGAGGTACGGAATTCTGCTTGGTGGAGTGGAGACACTCGCCTGGCAGCCAATGGTAAAGCTGTAGAAGCAATTCTGACCAAACAAGGGAAGATCACGCCACCTGACATATCTGACGTTGAAGCGGTCCAGATGGGTCATGTGATGCAACCTGTTATCGGAAGATTGTTTCAGACTAAACACCAAATGGAGTTGAAAGATGCGGATTACGCGCTTACGCACGCTAAGGAAAGCTGGTTACGTTCACACTTCGATTTCATTTCCGCAGATGGAAAAACGCTTGTCGAAGCCAAAAATTACAATGCAGCATATCGTAACAAGTTCGATCAAGAGCAAAACCGTGTCCCCGCGTCAGATTATGCACAGTGTCTACATGAGGCTACTGTACATAACGTCACAGAAGTGTATCTTGCGGTTCTGTTTGGTGGACAAGAATTTCAAACCTTTCATTTCCGGTTTTCTGACCAAGAGAAAGAAGAATTCGTCAAAAAGAGTGCCGCGTTTTGGGGATATGTTCAGTCGAACACGACTCCTGCACCAGAAACGGTTGAGCAGACTAAATTAGTCTATGAAACAAGCAATTCTGACGTAATTACGGCAAATTCGCAGTTAGAGCAAGCTATAGCCGCTCTCAAACAGCGTAAAGAACAGATTAAGCAGTACGAGTTGGATACAGAGCAGTTAGAAGTGTTTATACGCAATGCAATGGGCAATAGTGCTGAAATACGCTCTGTAGATGGTTCTACGCTTGCAACGTGGAAAAGCAGTAAAGCATCAGCACGTTTCGATGCAAAATTGTTTGAAAAAAGTATGCCGGACCTGTACAAGAAGTTTGTCGTTGAACAACAAGGCTCACGCCGCTTCCTAATTAAATGAGGGGTTAATTATGAGCAACATTATTCCGTTTCAAGAAATGAAAGGCATGGCTGAAGCTATTGCACAGTCTGGCTTATTCGGTATGAAAGATACTAACAGCGTATTGGCACTGATGGCAGTGGCTCAAGCTGAAGGTTTGCATCCCGCTACAGCCGCAAGAGATTTTCACATTATTCAAGGTAGACCAGCACTTAAAGCAGATGCAATGCTTGCAAGGTTTCAGCAATCCGGTGGAAAAGTTCAATGGAGTAAGTACACAGATGAAACAGTTACAGGAGTCTTTACTCACCCTAACGGGGGAGAGTTGGCAGTTACATGGACTATTGACCAAGCTAGAAATATTGGTCTCGTTAAACCTGGTTCTGGGTGGCAAAAGTTCCCTAGAGCAATGCTCAGAAGCCGTTGCATTAGTGAAGGAATTAGATCAGTTTATCCAGGAAGCGTCACGGGTTTCTACAGCCCTGAGGAAGTCTCTGATTTTGACGATAAGCCAAAGCAACGGGACATGGGGAAAGTAGAGATTGTTCCTGTTCCTGAAATAGCACCTGTAACGCAAATAACGGACGATGGTGAGGTTTTAGACGCTCCCGTGATTGCAGATATAGCCGACATTGAAAGCGACTCCTTGTATCCGCTTTATTTGCCAGATGGTACGATTTATTCAAGCCATGACACTAAAGATCAATGGTGCGTTGCTTACGTCAATATGACTACTAAAATCTTTAATTCTGAAAAACTTGATGCTGGCACTAAACAGCACAAGATCACAGCGTTCAGAACAGCGAATGAAAAGGTTCGCACAAGTTTAAGCAAGACCGATCAATTAGCATTAACTCAGATGGTTGCACAGCATAGAACTGCTGCAATTACTGTTCACGATTTAAAGAAATACGGAGAATAAGCATGGCTTACGAAAACGACTTTAAAGTACCCGATGGCAAAGCATACTGTTTCGCAGTAAAAGAGCGTAAAAGCGAGTTTTCACCGCAATTCAAAGGCAGGATGATTCTGACAAAAGACTACAAAGCAGGAGATGAGATCAAACTTGCCGTGTGGTCACAAATGACTAAAACCGGAAATCCTTGGATCAAGATTGCTGAAGAAAACTGGGTTCCTAGCGGTACTTATGTGAATAAACAGCAATATCCAAAAGAAGTGAGCAACATTGATGACTCAGACTTGCCCTTCTGATCTGGAAAACCGATTTTTCTGGATGCGGGGAAGCGAATATGAAACACATACTACATTTACCATACCCTCCGAGTATCAATAACTACTGGATTGCTAGTGGAAATAGACGCTTTGTGTCTAAACGTGGCAGAGACTTTAAGTTAGCGGTACAGGAATATGTTGCATCGCACCAAATGGAATCCTTTGGGGGTGGGATGGTGAATGTAGATATAGTTATTCGCCCCCGTGATGCAAGACTGATGGACATTGATAACTGTATCAAGCCAGTATTAGATGCTCTGCAAGACGCAGGAATGTTTGACAATGACAAGCAAGTAAGCAGCGTGTCGTGTCATAGAGGTCTGGTTATGAAAGGTGGTGGCGGTTGCATCGTAGTCATCACTGAAGCAAAGGATGTACCCCCCGAATCGTAGCGGTATTAGGAGCCATCCCCGGCATGGTATCTACGGTAGCCGGGACCAAGACGCATGAGGATTGTTCCATCGATAAGATGTTTGCAAACGCTGTTCATCAGTGACAATCCCCAGCCGTGTTGGTCAACTAACTTTAGGGGTAACAATGAAAACTGAGATTAAGCCAGGACTGAAAGTATTTATCGCAACACCTATGTATGGTGGGATGTGTGCAGGAAGCTACACGCAAGGGGTATTGAACCTCGGCAACGTGCTTAGGGATCATGGCGTTGATTCTGTCATGTCTTTTATGTTCAATGAATCATTGATTACTCGCGCTCGTAACGCACTCACACAAGCGTTTCTGAAGTCTGATGCTACGCACCTGATGTTTATTGATGCTGACATTAACTTCAATCCTTATGATGTGCTGACCATGCTTGCACAAGACCTCGATGTGATAGGAGGAATCTATCCAAAGAAGGAAATCAATTGGCAAACTGTTAGAAAAGCTATTGAGGCAGGTGTAGAGGACAAAGACCTCAAATATCACACAGGCAGTTTTGTAGTGAACCTTGTTGATTATGCGCCAACAATTACTGTCCCAGTAGATGAGCCAGTAGAGATTCAGAACGCTGGTACAGGGTTTTTGCTCATCAAACGTGAAGTATTTGATGCGTTAAAGCCACACGTTCCATCATATTCTAATGATGTTGCAGATTTAGGCAATACAATCGGTGAGCGTGAAGTGATACATGAGTATTTTGCAACAAGCATTGAGGAAGAAACTAATCGCTTGCTGTCAGAGGACTATCACTTCTGTGCAATCTATCGCACGATCGGGGGGCGCATTTACGCAGCACCTTGGGTTGTTTTGTCTCATATCGGGACGTATTCATTTGACGGAAGGTTAGTTCCTGCACCATGAACGAAGAAACAAGGCAACTATTGTGGGAGGCAAGAGAAGTTATCGCCGATCTTTGCGATGACAATGGATTGCCTTATCCGATGGATATTATTAACAAGATTAGTATCGCGCTAGACGAATATTTATGAAATTCTCACAAGACTGGTTCTCCCACAATATCCCGAACTTTGAGTTCATCAAGACGATATTGCCTGAAAGAAATAACATCCTAGAGATTGGATGCTTTGAAGGCAGAGCATCGTGCTGGATGCTTGAAAACTTTATCGGGGATCACGGAGAACTGGTCTGTATAGATACTTTTAAAGGTTCAGCAGAACACGCGGGGATGGAATTAGGCGATCTGTACTCTGTTTGGAAAGAAAACACCAACTGGGTTAAGAAAACGACTCAAGAAACCATTGCGTATCACGGCACTTCTTACGAAATGCTTGCAAGCCTCATTTATGCTCAAGATAAGTTTGATTTCATTTATATTGATGGCAGCCACACTGCACCAGACGTATTAACAGATGCGTGTATGGCTTTTGGACTGCTTAGATCAGGCGGTGTCATGCTGTTTGACGATTATCTGTGGAAAGATATGCCAGGATTAAAGAATCGTCCCAAAATCGCTATAGATGCGTTTACAGCGATCTTTGCAGACAAGGCTAGTATCGTGATGATTGGATACCAGCTTGGCATCATTAAACACTAAGCATATTGTCCGCTTCAATGCGGGCAGTGGCTATTCTGTTTAGCCAACCCTTTCCGTACACATCAAAGTTGCTCAAAGAACGATAGTGCTTTTCTTTGGCAAGACTGAACTTATCAATTAAGTCATCAGCATCGTGCGTAACAGTTGCGGCAAAAGTTAATGGTCCCATTCGACCGTCAACGTGTGCGCCCACAGCTTCTTGCAAGAGCATGACGCATTTGCTCACCCCTGCGTTCACCGCAAAGTCGAATAATAAATAGTCGATACCTGCGGGCATCTTATCGCACCAGAGTCGATCCCAAAACAAGCGTCTATACAAAGGTTCAACGTCAGCGTGGGTCAAAGAGCGCATTTCCTGAATGTTTGACTTGCGCTCAACATACATTTCCCATGTTGCCATCGTCACACCAAGGTTGGTGTATCCAGGTCTACCATCAGGCATCCAGTTACCTTTGTCTTTTGGATCGTCAGAGAATCCACCTTCAGATTTCATCACCAGATCAAAAGACTTGTGCCAATTCTCAATCATTTGCTTGCGACACCGTTGTACTTGTCCAAACTACGCAATCCACCCATACCAAGCAACCCGATCAGAACTTGCATCGTAAGCGTAGTGTCAA